ATTATTAAAATATTTATTGGTAATAATATAGTTATCCAAGTATCTTCAGGAAATATTTCAACACCGTCAAATCCTATATTTGCACAACCAGCTAATGCCAAAAACAAAAATATATAAATTACTTTAATCATTTCTGCCCTCTAAATACATCCAATATTTCTTTATCAACGATGGGGTCCAATACTACTAATTCCCCGTCTCGAGTTTGCATAAAATTACCTTGACGCAAATCCCATTCATATTGGTCAACATCATAATTACTTAAAAATCTAATCAACTGCGTTAATATATGTTCTTGTTCATTGGTTTGTTCATATTCATCAAAATATTCAAAAAAAGCGTTAATTACATTTTGTTTTAGAAATGATGTATTGTAATTGAACCTGTCTTTTTGTCCGCCCATCACTCTAGCTCTTTTATTCATTTTGTCTAATAATTTTATTAAATCACGAGCTATTTGCCTATTTTCTTTACTCATAGGATAAAGTTTAGGCATTTTTAACACATATACGGTCATTGTGCCCAATTTAGGATGGCGGCTGTCATAAGCATCAATCATATCAGCTATACCAAGTTCATTAACTAGCCAATCCTTTTTAATACCATCTTTCGTAAGCATCAATACTGTATTTGCATCTACTTCTAAAATAATTGAAGTTGTTCCGCGATTTATTAAGGGATATTTTTTATACTTTTTTGGTATTTCGTCTTTTCTAACTCCAGTCCCAATTCGTGCAGCTTCTTCTATTTGTTCTAGTCTAGGTTTGATATTATCCACAAAAAATCTAACCAGTCTCTTATCTAATTTTCTAGCATATTTTTCATCAAAAAATTCGTTAGCCCCAACATGAAAAAATTTAACATCAACACTTTTGAACCATTCAACGAATTCTTGAGGCGTCATTTTCAATAAGTAATCTTTTAATCTTTCATATGCACCTGTTTCTAATTTTGCTTCAAATTCATCCAATCGATCTTCTAATTTGGCGGTAGCTTGCTGATAGAACGCATTATATTCTTCAGGATTATTAATGTATGCACGCCAGCCGGAGGAAGTTGACAAATCCAAATCCTTGGCGGTTGCTCTTTTATGAAACTCTGTTTTTGTATCGTCTAAATAATGAATAAATTCATGTATAAAGATACTTCTACCAATTGTTTTAAATCTTACATCTAAATTTAAAAAATCTGTAGCACTGCGTATTATTTTTATTTGAATAAATTTTTTATCTCGATCAGCATTAAATGTACCATAACTACCGCTGTCTTCTCCCTTGGAAAGGAAAATAGTTAAATTTGTATATGGCAAATCAAACGAGGAAGCCGGGAGAGAAATGCCATTTGCGCTTTTTTTAAATTTTTTGTAAGCTGATTGGCCGTGCGCGGATAACCATGCTTGTATTTTATCAGCAGCTTCCCGCGCTTCTAACCTATAAACTTGATCAGTATCTTCAGTTTCAAAAAGTTCCAATAATTTCATTTTTTACGCCACCGATTAAACGCTATTCCAGCAGCAACACCAGCAACTGCTGCACCAGTATACACCGCCGCTTTGTGCCAAACATTGCCGGATTTATAACTATTTATTCTACTTGGCGTTTCTTCTTCAGGATTATGTGCATCAATTAATTCAAGTTTTCTTTTTCTAGCAAACTGTTCCAACCACGGCAATAACTCACTTTTTTTGGCCTTTGACCGCATTGCTTGTAAAAGTCTTGTTATCGATAATTCTTTTTGAGTGGTGTTAAGTGTGTCCCATTCTTCAACTAATCTACGTATAGCTTTATACGCAGGATTTTTTATATTAAGTGCATTTTCCAAATACAATAAAAATCTATGATCTTTATTTGTATCAAGTGGTCGATCAATATATCTCAGCCAAGTTAATAATGTTTGTGTTCTAAGATTTATTCTATTAGAAAGTTTAGAATTGCTGTGACCAGATAATTTATCATGTTCATCATCATTTGATACAATAAACAATAATTGGTATAAATCATTACCCGAACGTTGATATGTTTCAAAATTGCCATGTCGTATAGTCGCGGCAGCATAATTATCTATTCTTGCTTTGTATTCAAGTTCATTTCTAAGTATTTGAAGCGTTAAAAAATATAAAAAAGTTATTTCTGTTATTTCGGTTAGAGAAAAATTTGAAAATGATCTCTTATTTGAAATCAATCTACTTTCCTGTATTTCCTGCAAAAATTTAAAACTCATTTATATTAATTGCCCCCTGAATGGGTGTCTAATGCCCGTTGTTGTTCCGTTTCTCTTCTTATCTGTTCTAGTCTATCGGCATAAATATGCAAATTATTCTCTAAATTAGAGGTTGTTTGCTCTAATTTTAATACCTTTGCATTCATTTTATTGATTGCTTCATTCAAACGATCATCAATACTTATTGAAGTAATTATAATGTAAACAACCACCCCGGCAACAACCATAGTAAGCATTATTTCTATTAAAAATTGTATTAATTTAGCACTCATTATGATCTCCGCTATAATATATTTAAAATAATATATTTAAAATAATATATTTAAAATAATATTTACTTATTCCGTACTTTTTCTATTTCCTCAGGAAAATCGTAATTTCGTTGTTCTTCCGGTAACCCATGGATAAAATCACGGAAAATCTGTTGTTTTTTATTAGGAATATATTTAATAACCGCGTCCGTGAGAGTTTCTAAACTGTTAAATATTTCACTAGTTGCCCCTTTGCCAAACATAATTTTTGCTATCATGTCTGGGGTTTTTATGGGTTTAGAAATTTGCTCAGTGTCTTGTCCCTTAATCCATTCCCCTTTTTTATTCTTTTTACTAGTTCGTTTAATTTTTACTAAACCATTGGTTGGACTGAATATATATCTTACTATTTCGATTGGCCTGCCAAAACTGTCCTTTTCATCACTCATACTTTCGACCATATTCTTAGCAATAGCTGCGATTATTAGGTTACGGTGCATACCTTTATATTTAGAAGCATCGCCCGCCGAATGATAGTAAAATTTATTCCAATCTCTATCACCAAAAATTAAATCAACTTGAACATTGCCTGTTCTTGGTTTAGACGTTTCTCTGTTAGCATCATATTCTTGTATTGGTAATTTGATAGTAATCAGCAACGGCATTTTTTTAACATTTTCCTTGCCCAATTTACCTTCTATTTTTTCAACGAATTCTGCTTGCTCATCGGGTGTAAATTCCTGCAATGCAACATCCATATCGCCAGAAAACTCTGCTTTGTTCACGCTACCAAGAGTATAATTAATTATTTCATTATAATTAACTCCAATTATTTCAGACAAATAGTATATAGTAGGACGTATTTCATCTATGTGTATTGCACCAACACCATCAAATGCGTTGCCGCCTTCGGTAACTATTCTACTTTCTCCCAAACTAGATAATTTTTCCCCCACAAAAATGGTAACCAGTTCTTCGGGCGATTTGGCCGATTTAACTTCCGAAAGCATTCTTTCATATTCTTGTCGCATTTCAGCAAATGACTGTTTGGTTCGTTCGTCAACCCCACCAGAATATTGGCTAGTTTTTGATATTTCTCCACCAGTGCTAAAACTTAATTTAGTTCTATTTTCTTCATACCAAGAATATAATCTATCTAATAGTTTCATATGGTGAGTAATAATTTCTGCCCATTTTGATTTAATTTCCGCAAAATCAAATTTTTGTGCTATAGTTTCTATAGGATTTTGCCCACTTGCCTTCAATGAGCGCAAATGTTTTTTAGCTGTTATTGCTCTACCAAGTTCGGGGGTAGAAATACTATCAGCCATTTGTTTTACTATTCTGCCATTAACGTCGGATATTTTACTGGAAACACTAGTTGAACGTATCAAATTACGTATTTTCCAATTAAATTTATTCATTGCAGTGAATACATCTTTATCAATTAATTTAAACATTTCATTAGTTGATGGATCGCGGAATACTAATCCCTCAACCCAGCCTCCATCTGCTAAATCAGGACCGAACTCACTTGAAACATTTCGTACTAATTTATTCAACAGTTCTTCTTTAATATCTAATTGAAGTGTTTTGACCTTTTCAATAATATTAGTTTTTTTGGTTTTAACCAACGGAACTAATCCCTTCCATTCTGGTTGAGGTACACTTTCTGGGCGTTTATTTAATGGCAATGCTAAAATCTCTAAGTTTGAAAATTTACCAATTTCAGAATCAGCATATAAAAAATCTTCTAATTTAGATAATTTTTTTTCAAGAGTTTGATTTAAAAACTCAGTATCTAATAATTTTTTATCTACTTTGGGAGTTTGGCTTACGGCCCAAACATGTTTTTCCTGCCTGTGGTCAACTTTGATACCGTCGCTGGTAAAGGGCACTTCATCTACATTTACCGCAACTTTTACCCCCTCAAGAACTTGTTTAATTTTATCCAATCTCTTATTTAATTCGTCAATATTATCGGCAGCATTTACTGGTCGTAAAATAATGATTTGGTTAATATCGCCCGTATACGGAACCGTGTTAGGTAATGCACCAAACAGTATTTCAACTTCTATTTGATCACCCAAATTAATTAATTTTTTTGACAATAAATTTTTAGATATTTTTTCCAAAGCTAAATGAGCACTCTTAAAACCTGTATCTTTAAACTTATTACCCCAATTAGTATAGTCATAAAAGCGGTTGCCACCCTTGCCTTCTCGACTAGTATAAAATTTACCAGCTTCATCAACACCAAAATGTAAATTAGCGCCATCTATTTTTTCAGTAATTTCAAATTGATTAAGTTTTCGTATAGAATTTATAAATTGCTCTATAGGCAAATCTTCTAAATGTGTAATACCCTCAAATATAAATTCAGTTAATCGCATTATTATGTCCTATTTCTATCTCGAACTGGTCCGCGTAATGCCGGCCCTCGATCTCTGCCGGCGGCTTTTTTTGCATTGATACTGGGGATAGCATAACGTTGTAATAATAATCCTATATCATGCAATTCTTCTGGTGAGAATGATATGTCACCAGACATGGCCTTTTGCGCCAAAGTAAGTGCATCATCTACAGTTTTTATTTTTAATAATTTTTTATTATTCACATTTGTATTATCTGTATTATCTGTATTATCTGTATTATCTGTATTATCTGTATTATCTGTATTATCTGTATCTTTATTAATATCTTCAGGTTTTTTATTTAAAGTGTCGTCCCCAACTTCGGGCTTATATTCATCTACAGAAACAGCGTATTTTCCGCCTTCTAGCATAATTTCAGCAGCAATAGCTATAAAAAACGCTTGAGCGGTGCGTTTATCAAACGTTTCGGCTTTGGCTTGTGGGAATTTTCGTAAAAACTCTTTGGTGACTTTATCAACAAATGCCGGATGAATATCTGCTTGTTTTAAATGCTTGACAGCGTTAGCTAATGTCATATTTCTACCATCACCAAAGCTAAACCGTCTACTAAAATCATTATATGCATTTTTTGCAAGTTTTTTAAATTCTGCATTACTTTCTAATTTAGACGTATACCCCGGCGCTATTCTATCTATTATTTTTGATAATAACCCAGCTTCATTAATCATTTCCTCAAATACAGGATCATCTTCGCTTTCTGTAACCTGTGGAGTAATAATAGTATCATGGTAACTTTGAGTATCCATATTATTTCTTATATCGACTTCATCTGTATATCGTAGGCCCATTTCCCACGCTCTTCTATCTAGAGCATCTCTAGCAAAAGCAAACGATTCATACGATCCGGCGTTTGTCCAAGAATATTCTCTAGCAAGTTCATTAATAACATCTATTGGATATTCTCCTCCACGAATTCTAGAAACCATTGTGTTGGTTGCATTGATATACCAAGTCTTAGCATCGTCATCCATGCATTCTTCCAAAAACGATTTATCAGACTCAAGATTGTTGCTTTCTATTAAATTTAGGAATTTTCGCATATCACTGTTATTCATTTTTTCTTCCTTGATTCCGTTAACATTCTTAGTTTATTTGTAAATTTTTTACTTTCTTTGGTTTTAATCGCTAATAAAAATTTTTTCGTTAAATCAACCACTTCTTCCTCGGAATAATGTTCTTCCAATAGTTTAATAATATTAATCGCGGCGCCAATAACATTATTAGCTCTTACTTCTATAACTTTATCTCTGTTTTTTGCAGGTATAAAAGAATCTATTTCCTCAATAAATGTTTTTGCAGGTTTAATAAACATCAAATTCTCCTGTTGTATTTAGAGGAAAGTAAATTTTCTAGCATTTCAACAGCTTTATACAATCCTTGCTCATAACCCATAGCGTAATTTTGATTATCATTAGTAGAATTTAATGATAACCAAGATTCTTTCAAATCCACCAGATCTTGTATAAAACGTTCTTCAAGAACTTGTTCAGAAATTTCTGTTGGTTTTTCTATCGTAACCGGTACCACATAACTTTCAAGAAGAGTATTTGTTGCGTAAGACTTTGCCACTTCCAAAAAAAACTTCATCTCATCTAAGTGATTGCTCATATTTCGCCTATCAATTTATTGTATATTTATACTTTTTTGATTTTATTTAATATGGCTAAAGAATTTGGTTTTGGTTTAACATTGTCTGTTGTATCGGGGACGATATTTTCGGTTAATTCTGTGTTGACCTTTTTATTTTTCAATTTAGCTTGTAGTTGTTCCTGTATAGAAGTGGTAGTTTTCACAGGTTCACCATTTTCATCATTATCAGTTATCCTAAGACTTATTTGATCGAATCGTAAAGTTATTGTGGTACCAACACCTGCAGAACTACGTGTTTTAATAAACTGTAATCGATACTCGCCACGTTCACGCATAGGCGGGCTGGTATAAATTGTTACCACATTATCAGCAGTATTAATTTTAGACAACCCGCCAGCGATATCATTTATTTGGTGAACTTGTTCATCTACCGCGCCTCTGTTTAACTGGCTAGCCGTCGCGCATAATAATCCTTCTTCTGCTGCTAACCCACGCAATTCTTCTGTTACATATTTGTCTTTAATAAACATATCAGATGGGTTGATTTTTTTATTATTGGGATGCATTAAATCTAAATAATCTATTGCTACCCCATCTGGTTTAACTCCCGTTTGTATTTGATATTCTTTTAAATATGCTCGTAAATCATTCGCAGAATGTCCGGGGCTCATATACTTGATCTGTATTGATCCATATTTTTCCTGCTTTCCCTTAACAATATGATGAACACTGTCTAAGTTTTTGATTACATCTCGGGTTCCCATACCGGCCAACATTGCATCTAATCTCATGGAAGTTAAAACTTCACTTAATTCAAAAGTAAAATAAATTACATTCTTTTTTTGCATGGCCCAGTTAAGTGTTAAATTTTGTAAAAACAAACTTTTCCCCATGCCCGAGTTGCCGGCGAAAATAGTTATTTCACCCCTATTCATGCCGCCATACAATTTATCATCAACATCTTTCCAACCCGTCGGGGTCATTTGGTTGTTGTTTAAAAGAGTTGAAAGCCTGCCCTTGGGATCTTCAAAATAATCAGTGCCTAATTCTTTATTAAGACTTATTAATAAAGCTTCTTTAATTTTGGTGTCTATTCCGTCATATTCTCCCTTTTCAAGAGCGGTTGCAGCATTCAAAATTTCCTTAGTTAAGGCCTGTTTTTTACAGAATTTTTCAAAATCATCTAAAAACCATTCTTTTAAATCAACTATTTCTTTTTCGGTCGCTTTATCTATCATTTCCAAGGAATAGCTGGCGTTTGTTTCGGTATTAATTAGTGTTCTATTTGGTAAATTCTTATACTGTTCAGTATAATCCATAATAAATTTAACCGTATTTCTAAGTTCCTGATTAAAATATTCTGGTTTAATAATATTCATACATCTAACAAACGTTTCAGAATCCCTCATTAAATAACTAATGTATAATTTTTGTTTTTCTAACCCATATTCACTCATCTATCACCTACTTCATAAACATTGTTTTGTATAATTGTATTTTTATTTTATCTTTAGTTTTATTTTCTATAATACTTTGAACAGTAAATAACCGACCATATTTCTTAACTGCATCTGCGGCATCTTTAACGTCACTATGCCAACTCCAAATATTTATTGTTCCGTCGTCGGTATAACTAGGAGCATCATTCCTGGGAGGAATACTGACATACCAATTCTGATCTATTGCGGTTTCTATCAATGTGCTGGCGTCTTTTGATCTATCTGGAACAACAATTATTTCTTTGCCCGAGCCATTGATCCAATTTATCTGTTTTTTATTTAATGATCCCCCAAGAGCTGCCACCCCATCTATTGCAATAGAATCAAAAACTCCTTCAACTAGTATAACATATTTTCTATTCTTTTTACTTAAATTATGATTCATAAAAATATAGTCAGCCGGGGTGCTAGAATAATATCGAACCTTTGTTTTATCAATTCTTCTCGCAGACCAGCCCACTATTTTATCTTCATAATAAAATGGTATTAATAAACTTCTATTGATACCATTTTTCTTTTCCGGAGACCAATAATAATCATAACTTTTGGCTATTATAGATCCTCGATTTTCTATTAGATAATTAATAGAATCTAAAAAATCCTTATTAGAAAAATTATTTTCTAATAATTCATATATGGAGCGAGCATTGGTTGGTAATTCAACTTCTGCAAATGATTTATTAAAAAATGTTGGTTCTATTTGCGTAAAAATAGTTGGATTTGCTGTAATTAATTGATTTTCTCGCCAAATATCAAATGTTAGTTTTTCTATTTCAGAATAATCCATATTCAAATAGTTTAAAAATAACTGCATTTTTCTGCCTAGATATAATCCAGGTCTCCAATGAGCTTTGAAATGACACCGATGGCAATTGTATGTTACTGCCCCATCCATGTTAATTTTTAATCCACCACGAAAACGTGTATCGGGGGACGGTTCACCATTGTAAACGCAAGCCGGGCAGTTAATACTAACCCACCCGGATGGCGTTATTCTTGATTTTCCTATTAGTAGAGAATTAATTTTATCTATTAGCATGATTAGATTTCAAATAAACTATCATCATCCAAACAATCTGTTATGTTGTCATTAACGTCTTTTTTTGCTTTACCGGATGGTTTTACCCAACGTTTTCTATCAACTTCAAATAGTTCAGGACTTTCAAACATACTAATATCCGCATCTGTATCAGCCATTAATCGCAAAGTATTGGTGTTTTTCCTAATTACTTCTAACATTTTTTCCTTGGTTTCTTGAGCAAACACTTCTTGAACAACATGTTTTACTCGCAAAACATTTAGCGGAATCAAATCTTTACTACGTTCTTCCGGTTGTTCAAATATTTTCTGTGCATCTATAATAGCTTGCTGCAAGACATATGTATTATGGTGCATCAAATATGCGTAGCTTGCTTTGTCAAAAGTTCTCTGTTTTTGCGGATTGGGGTCGGCACTTTTATTTACGCACAAATCACCCATTGTCATGAATTGTGCGATTGGCGAACCAGTATCGCGCAAATCTGTTCCATGATTTTTGGTTATCCAAGGATTAGAACTCCCTATCAAATGATTTCCGTCAGGCAATTGGTCAAACTGCAAACTCCACCCGGTATTATCTAATTTTCTATTATGATAAACTAATGCGTATGCGCCGGCCGAACTAAACGCCGAACTCGCATCATGGCTGATAGTTAAATTTTTATCGCCCATTTTATGATCTCGTATACCCTTTTGTATTAGAGTATAAATGCAGGAATGTGCTGCCTGCCCCATACCCAAAAAGTGAATCCAGGGTTTATCGGATAATAATCCATCATATAGCATTATTACAATTCGTCTTAACGTTAAATCAAAATTGTGTTTGTGATTACCAGCTAAAGCCCATCCTTCAAAACTTCTGTCACCAAAATCAGTTGAGTATTGTTTAGTTAAATAATACCAAGCATCAACCTCACTTATTTTATGTGTGGCCAATAATCGCCGCTGTTCGTCTCTTGCCAAATTAGCAAAATCTAAATCTAAAATTTCTTGTTCATCAAGAGAGAAATCATGGTATCTGCCTTGCAAAACATTTAAAAATTTAGTTTTACCTGGAATTCTATTTTGAATAAAATAATCATTATTTTCTCTGGTTCTATCCAAACAAAACCAAAAATCCAAAGGATGCTTTAAAATTTTTGGTTGTTTCTTTTTCTTTCCATTAACAATTATTTCTTCAAAAAGTTGTTTATCATTTTCATCATACATAAATTCTTCATAAAACGTATCGTGACCGCGCCTGTCCAAACTACCCGTTGGAAAGTCTAATATCATACTCCAACGACAATTAGCTTCTAGCCACCTAAGCATACGCTCGGTTGTTTTTTTGCCTTCCCATTTAATAGTGCCAGTTTCTATTTGAAATCCGCCAGAATCACCGATTACCATATTATTCCAAGATCTATCTCGACCTGTTACCATATCCTGCTGAGCTGCAAATTTATCATTTTTAGCTGCTTGACCTGCAGAATATAATCCCCACGGCAAATGCATCAATCTATTATCGGGATTGAAAAAATTTAAATCTTCTTTATTGAATTGCCCGGTTGGTCCGCGGGCTGTATCATCAACCATATATGCGGTATACATTTCAGATATGGCGGGGAAAAACTTGGCCCATTCCGAATTATATTGTGAATTAAAATCTACATAATATTTTGGTCGTTTGATTTTTGCAGAACTCATAAATATATCCTCCTATTACTATTACAATATATAGATTGATGATATTTATGTCTATAATTCTGTGAATATATATAGATATTATTAATTTACTAATATTTTTTTAATGGTACCAATTTCACCAACATCTTGGTAATACCCAAATCGGATCCATTGATATTCACCCATTAAATTATATGGTTCTATTCCATTTATGCTATTGAAGCTGATTATTTCACCATTTGGAAATAATTCTAATTTAAACCAATTGGTATCGTCCCCATCGGAAACGGGATCAAGTGTTGCTTCAACAAAAAAACTACCAGTATAATCTTCTAAATAAACAGCAAATGTCAACATTGAATTACTATAACTTAATTGTCCTGGCCCAGGAATACTTCCTGTATGAAATGTGGGGGGCTGACCAAATGCACGTTCAACTGGGGTGAATTTATCTAATACAATAATATTATTTGGGTTCGGACTTGCTCTGTCACGTATTTCAATGTATCCTATTGCTTCTTGATTTAAATCATTATACAGATAATTAAATTCATTACTATCTACATCTTTAATCGTTAAACTGTATCGTATTGAGCCTAATTGCCACTCAATTAAATCACCGGGAGTCAGCACCAATTTGCATCTGCCTTCTATGGGATTAATTATTTCAAGTTCGCGTTCCAAATATAACTCATTGGTATTGTTATTAATTAAAGTGGCAAATACCCGTTTACCTATTAATTTAACACCTTTTCTATCAACATCTCGCACAACAAATTCTAAATTAGAAAAAGCGCCCTTATAAACTACAAAATCTGCATCACCCCATCCCAAATTCACGTTTCCAACTCCTTGATTTGATAAAGTTACCCAAGCTATTTTTCTAACAAAATAAGCATTTTTAGTAGCCATTTTTATTCCTGATTTAAATATAATAAATAATATTTATGTCTGTGAAGTAAAACATTGATATATAAATAAAAAGAACTATATAGGACATTAAATGAACGATTGGATAGAAAAATTTAAAGAACATTTTCCGTTTTTAACCTTCGGAACATATTTGAACGAAGATTATATGGGCATAGTCCAACATGCAGATAATCAATTCCTGAATATGTATGTATACAATCTTATTCATGATGAGAACATGCGCAAACGATTTTTAGAATTAGGAGATATATGGTGGTGGGAGAGTAATAGAATGTTGCCCATCAACATTTTCTTAAAAGATCAATTCAAAATGTTTAAGCCATACTTAAAAGGCTTTAGTAGAAAAGATTTTGATGTATTACAAGGCCCCGTTACTTCATTGAATGACCAAATAAACAAACGAATTAAAAGAAAAAGTATAGAATTAATAATAAAGATTTAACTACATGCCAATTTAAACATTACTGCTTCTTTTCTATTCTCAAAACCAAAATCATAAATAGTTTTCCCCTCACTATCAAAACTAGTAACCCAAACGGTTAAATTCCATTTGTTATGAATCGTATTTTTAATAAAATTTAAATATTTTTCTGTTGATTTTAATGTTTCAGTTAATTCCGGCGCAACAACCATTTGAACTTCATGTTCCTGTTTAATTCTAGTAAAATTTATAAATCGGTTAGCATTCATGTTTATTTCAGAAACATCAGCATAACCAACAATAATTCTATCTAAAAAAAGTCCGTGTACAAAAATATTAGATATTAAATAATACGTGGTATCATAAGAAGCCGATGAGTCCACTATTAATGAATAACTATGAGTTTTTGAAGTAATTTTATACTTCATTATTTATATCCGTTAACTGTTCTACCAACGCATTCAGTTGTACAATTAAAGACAATGCATAAGCATAACTGTGACTCTTTTTAAAGGTGTATGTATCATCATCCTCTTTTAACCAAATTTTTTGCATTATGATTTCTTTTGGTTCTGTTCTTAAATAACTCTTACCAGGCCGTATAAGAGCAATTAATGCGGCCAATTCGTCTAAATTGGTTGGTTTAAAATTTTTTGTAATTTCTGTATGATTACTTAATTGATGAAGGTTAGCCACAATTTCTGGATATGTGAATAAATCCCAATCGGGTTCTTTTTCAATTAATGTATTCAAATGATCAGAATCTCTAACCAAGTTATATAAATGATTATTAATGAAATCAAACTTCATATATCCTACTATTTCTGCATTTTTATAATCTATTGAAGAAAATTCAGTTTCAGGATCAATTGGGATATTTTGAAAATAAACTCCAGAATTATGTTTATCAATTTTGCCATTGTCACGTATAGCGACAGCCGGAGTATGCGGTAATATAGATAATATATCTTCTCGATTTTTGAAATCAATATCAATATCCATATTAAGTTTCATTAGATATATCCGTAGTAAGAGTTAAATCAGAAGATGTGATATTAAAAGAATATTCATTATCCTTAAAATTAGATATCTGCAAATAATCCAAATTATTTCCGGTTTCTAATTTATACTTGTAACAAAACCCAACCAAAATATTATGCATATTCTTAATGTTTGGATTTTCTATATTATTATGTTCAAAAGATGGCAATTGTAACACTACCTTTAAAATTTGAATAATTAATAACTTCCAATCTATCAAACACACCGATGACATTTTATTGTGTCGTATGTTTGTAATATTTTTAAACTCTTGATCAAAACTATTGCGTTTATTCCAAACTTCTTTTATTGAATTAAAATCTTCTTCAATAAAAACTAAAAATATTTTTCTATCATTCAAATAATCAATAACACTTACTGACGTATGCATAATTTTAATTCCTGCCTAATATTTGTTTTAATGCATTTAATTCAGTTCGAACTTTATTATTTTCTACCAACATACGGTTTACGATGCCTTCGAGAGTTTTGATTTTGATTTTAGTTTTCTTTAGTTCAGATTCTAAACTTAGCATAAATTCATGTGAAGCCAAATTTATCATTTCATTATTTTCTGATTCTAAAACAACATTATTTTTCGATCTTCCGCGAATAGTTAACGATTTTTTTTGAACTGGTTTTTTATTTGCACCTGTTTTTTTGTTAGAATATATATTATTTATCACTTTAAATTCCTTCTTTATCAAAAAGTTTTTTAAAAAACTCCTTATCTTTTTTATTGACTAAAAACTTTTTCTTCCAATAGTCTGGATCAATCCATTCCAAAATAATGCTTAATTGATCATCATTTAACCGCTCTTCCAACATTATTCTGCCCGAGTTACTATTATATATTATCCACGGGCTTATTCTCCCTTGTTTGACATAATTAATAAAAAGATTGGGTTCAATCAATCTAAAAAAATCATTGTAATTATTACCAGTTTGATCGCTCCATTGTTTCATTAATAAAATAGTTCTTTCAACTCCCTTTTCGGGTGATTCTTTTTTATTTAATTCTCGCAAATATAATTCGTAAACACTTGGTTTAAACCAATCTTTCAATTTCAACCCATTTTTAATACAAAAATCTAAAAATAATTCGGGACTCATAATATTATTATCTATTAAATATCTGCCAAATTTCACAAACTCCAAATAATAATGGCTGTTAATAAAATTATCCATAGTTTTGGGTTTATTGGTTTTCAATGCCATACGATAAAATTTATCATAAGAAGCAAATGCTAATCTACAATGTAAACTATCTTTATCAAGAAATCGCATCTTTTTCACACAAGCATGGTTAACTAAACTTTTTTCATGTACAAACACTTTACCGCAATATGAACATTTGTTTTGTTCGATTACTGTTTGTTTTTTACTACCCATTATATAAAATACCATTTAAATATAGTTATTATTTGACGGTACTAATTTTTTTAATCTGTTCATCAGAATATCCCATACTCTTACATAAATTTTTAAATTTTTCTTCATTTTTATATTTTTCAGTTAATAACTTTAATTCAAGAGAATTGGCATTGGGATACAATTTTAATAAAATTTCTTCAAATTCATTATTTCCTTTACGCTTTTTGGGCATTCCCGGCCAATTATGGCCAGATTTTCCAGAAGCTTGTCCCTGCCCCACACACGCTAATAATAAGAATAATAATTTCTTATGATTACCCAAATCCCAAAATTTAATATTTACTATTTCATTCGTAGCAATTAAATAATAAGGCGTTAATTCATTGTCATGAAGGGTTGACGGCCATGCGCCTTTTTTATCACCTTTTTTTCTATTTTGCCGTTTGGCTTCTGCCCAGTCAACTTCGGAATTACCCACGCAACTCAACCATCTAAGTGATTGGTATGATTCCCCACTCCAATTTTTTAAACGTTCTTCTTCATTTTTACCAAATTTTTCATAATAAGAAAAATCATTGCTGTCCAAAGCAGCCAAAATTAAAGGCATACTGGTAGCTTTTTCGGATTTATTTTCTGGTTGTTCGTCTAAATCATCTTCCGGTTGAACATCATTAAATTCAAATAAATCCATTTCAATACCTTTTCATAGTGTTTTATAATATATAACGATAACTAAACCTAAATCAAATAAATACTATTAACAACGAGTGATGTGTACCAAATACATCATTTTGTCGGAAGTAAGAGAAATCTTACTAAATAATCTACACGTCCAAGTAGATAGAGTTTGCTGATTTTAGGGGGTAAAACCCCTAAAATCTTTTTTATTTTACGTTAATTTAGAAATATCCAGCACATCAGGTAGTTTGTGTGTATCCTTGACAATATACACGCATAACGGGCATTTTTTAATTTCGATAGGCAAAACCAATAAATGGCCATATTTTAATTTAGGAACGTGCCATTTGACATCGGGATATATATTAGTTACATCTAATTTATAATATTCCGGTCTATAACCATTGATTGGGTTGTAACAAAATACTGAAAAATCTCGGTCCAAACATTGTGTGATTGGTATTATCTCTAAATCGCCAACGTCTTTTTCGCCGATCACAATGCTCCAATCTAATGGAACTTGAAGTTTATATTTTCCTACCGTTAATTCTGCTGCTGGTGTTGAAAACGTTTCCAAAAATACCAAAGGAATACAGAAATAATCAACATTATCCTGGGAACTGTAATCCAATACCGAATAACGTATATCATCTACCATACTTGGTATATTATTCATAGAGAATGGAATATTATTTTCTGTTAAAATAAACATATTATTATCCTTGCCAATTAATTTTTGTAATATTAAAAGGATATTGAGCTTCCTTATAATATTTTTTACGTTCTGTTAAATGTTTTTTTGAGTACTTGGCCGTAGAGCAAATATCAAAAATATTAACGTGATCTTTATCTTTTGCTTTTCGTATACCACGGCCAATACTTTGAACTACTCTAATAAAACTTTTACCAGGTTCTATTAAAATTAAATTAAAAATTCGCGGAATATCAATGCCAACAGCGGCTACACCATATGTTGCAATTATCGTTTTATTATCTGAAACAGAAATATCATCATATTGTTCCTGTCGATCTAAGGTTTTTGTATTCCCATATACAAAGTTTGATTCGGGTATTGCCGCATTGAGTAATTTACCTGCTTCAACTCTATCAACCAACACCAAAGTATTACCTGTTTCAGCTATAGTTTGAATTGTTTTAGCAATAAAATCCATACGTTCTTTATTTTTTAACAAATAGTCACGCTCTTGTGCATAACTGCCTGACTGTATTAAATCTTGAAGTTGGACTACATTAACATCACATGAACTTAATACTCCCTGTTCCTGCAAGGTATGAGCGGCCAATTTACTGGTTATTGCCCCAATTGATGCCAATATACTTTTTTGGTTAAAATCTTCTTTAGGAATTGTCCCAGTTAATCCAAATCGTATGGGACAATGAGCAAATGGTCCCGTTAATAACCGTTTCAAGCAATCGGCTTTTGCCATATGTGTTTCGTCAACTATTACTGCCAATTTATCTTCAGCAAATGTATAGAGTAAGTTTTCATCAATTTCTTTTTTCTTACACATACGTTCAAGTGCCTCTAAACTTTGCCAAGTACAAATAGTATGGGTTTTGTCTAAATCTTTACGCTCACCATAATATACACCAACATCTAAACCCAATAATTTATAATATGTTTCTGTTTGGGTAACTAAACTTTTATTCGGTACTATTACGATAGTTTTGCCATATTTTTCAATGATTTGCGAAATAGTTGCTGTGATAATAGTTTTTCCCGCACCAGTAGCTGCTTCCTGAATAGATTGAAGATTTTCAAAAAATTTATTAATAATTTCTACTTGATAATCTCTAAGTTTAATCGGATTACCTGCATCCATGTGCCCAGCAGGCCATACTTTACCTAAATTTTCTAAATAGTTTTCATCTATTTTAGGAAAATCAAATTCATATTGTTGACGGTCATCTTCAATTTCAATATCATACCCATCTTCTATTACTATGGGTAATAGTTCTTCCAATAAATTAAAGTATGTTGCGCCGCCAAGAGTACAAAAACTAATAGTGCCATCCCATCTGCCTAATTTGTAAGAAGGCATATGATAAGCTTGTGGCATAAAGAATTTTAGTTTATTAACAAGTTTTCTTCGAGTCGGGACATCCAATCCCATGAACTTGACATTGACTTCATCATAGATTTTTAATACGCACTTCATTCAAATCATCCTTATTAACTAATATAGAATATAATGTAAAAGTGCAATAATTTCAATTTAAATATTAAAAACCATCAACCAATGTAACAGAAGTTGTACCAACCGGGGTAAAACCAGCGTTATTTGTATTATCGAAAACTTGTAATACTGTTTGTCCACCAGTAATAAAATCTCCAAATCCAGCATAAGCATCAGTTAGCGTAACTTTAAACTGAACCGTAGTACCATTATCGCCATTACCATTCACATTAGCAGCGCCAACTCTAGCGGCCTGCATCGTGACAGTTGATAATCCGGAATACGGTCCTG